TGCACCTCCTACCCCTGGCCACGATCCCCTGGAGACCATGACCGACCAACAATACGACAACGATCTCGTCTTCCGTTCAGGCGGCGAAGAGTACGCCCGTATTGACGGGAGCGGAGAATGGAAGCCTCAGACTCCCACAGTAAAGCTTGAAATTACAAATACCTGGAAGGAATACTGCGAAGCCAGCCTTGACCTGAGCGATCAAAAAGATGTTGGCGAAGAGTAAGACGAAGCCCAGTAACCATTACCACTAATCGCCCATGACACAACAATATCCCATCACACCGCCGCCGGAGCTGGTGCAGCAGTGGCGAGAGCAGGCCCCGCGTTGCCGCGACGGTGGCATTGCCCGCGAAGACTGGCTGATGGCCCGCGCCGCCCAATGGGGCGCAGATCAGGAGCTGGAGGCTTGTGTGAAATGGCTGAACTCTTACATGCCCGGCAAGACAGGCGATCAGCTCTTACGCCCATTCCGCCGCTCCAAGCCGCAGAGCTTGAAGGAGCAGGCGTTGGCTGCTGCTGCTGAACTTGAAGGCTTTAAGGGCGTTGACATCATCCGCCGCGCCCTGGAGGCACTTCCCGACCCGTCGTAGTCCCCTTCTCCTCTGGGTCTGGGAAAGCATTAAATTGCCCCCAGACCTAAGACTGAGGGCGCAGCAGCATCGTAACGCCACTGGGTGAAATTTCATTGTACTGCTAATGTGGTGGAGCAGCGAGTGCAACCTCCTGCTCCTGGCCACAGTTCTCTGGAAACCATGACCCAACAAGATTACACCCCCAACACCATCACTTTCAACACAACAGACACGAAGGAAATCGCCCGCTTTACCGAAGAAGGCTTTTACTACAAAGGTGAGTTCGTTGATGACGCTGGTGAGGTGCATCGTTTGTTGAAGGAAGTGCTGGGCCAGATGAAAGTCGAACAAAACTCCTAGTCACTTGCTTGACAAGGCCTCGCAAGGCTGGTAACTTGAGGCTCCTCTTAAAACCAGCATGACCACCACTGTTTCCAAGCTCTGGAGCGCCTTCGTTGAAGAGCGCTCCATTTCTTTATGCCCAACCAGTCTCACTTCAGACTATAAACAAGTAGGGAAATGGTTGGCCCGCTGTCCTATTCAAGATATTGATGAGGCTAGAAAAGTAATGATCTGGGCATTGGGAGAAAAACCAGTGCTCACTTCAAGGCGCGTTGCAATGTACATCAAGACCATGTACAAATGGGCAGCGCAAGAAGACGTGGCAATCGTCACTCGTAATCCATTGGCAAGTTTTAAGATGCCGAAAACTCCTCAACGTGAGGAAGAAATCATTGTCATCCCTCGCAGCGAGACGGGGCTGGTTCTTGCGGCGTTAGAAGCCAAGCTCACCTATCGCAGTGTCAACTGGTCTTGGTATACGGAATTTATGTTGCAAACTGCAATGCGAACTGGAGAAGTAAGGGCAGCGAGGTGGGACGACATTAAAGAAAACAAGCTCTTAGTGCATCAAAACTATACGCTTACGCATGGCCTAAAGAATAGCACAAAGACCAACAAGCGCCGCTGGGTGCCATTGAATAATCGTTGTCAAGAGATTCTTGCCGAACTCCCCCGCGAAAACGATTTTATTTTTCCATGGAATCGGCTAGCTTTTCAAAGCTATTTCAGGAAAAAGCTTTCGCCTTTACACGAGGCAGGTTTGATTTCCCATGTTTATAGGCCATACGACTGCCGCCACACTGCCATTAGCCGCTGGATTGAAGCCGGCATTCCAGTGCCACAAGTGGCAAATTGGGCAGGCAACACAAGCGAAGTAATTTTCAAGCACTATTGCAATAGCACGCAGGAATATGAGATGCCCGTACTGTGAGACGGTTTCCCGAAGAAGCCGCCTTCTTTTCCATTGTTAAACTAACGAAGACCATTCTTTCTAATCATGGCAATCACTTACCAATGGGGCGTCGCCAATCTTGAGCGCCACCTTGCTGATGGAATCGTCTACACGGTTCACTATACAATTTCTGCCGATGATGGCACGTATGCCAGTTCGGCGTATGGCAGTCTTGGGCTTGAAGCTCCCGACGAAGATGATGAAATTCCTTATGCCCAACTCACGCCTGAAATCGTCACTGGCTGGGTGAAGGAAAAGTTTGGCGACGAAAAAGTGGCTGAAATTGAAGCCGCTCTCGCAGAGCAAATTTCTCAACAGCGCACTCCTACTAATGGCACTGGAGTGCCCTGGAGCTGATGGCATCAAACAAAACCATTAACGGGCAAAAGCTTCATCAGCCAAACAAAAGCAAGCGCACGCGCCAAGGCAATGGAGCGAATAGTAAAGCTTCTCACGGACGAAAACTTCTGAGAGGACAGGGTAAATAACTAAGGGGCCAAAAGGCCCCTTTTCTTTTGCTAGTACAATGGAAGAAAGAATTATTTCTCATGGGCCAAATTATTGCTGGTGGCGAACAGTTTGAAACTCATATTGAAGCTGATTATCGCGGACAGATTTTAAAGACTGGCCCTGACAGTGGCGCAGTGGATGCTTTTGGACGTGCTCGCACTAGCGCTCCCTATACGCTTTTTGATAGCACAATGCGTTACAGCAAGCGTGCTGACCAATGGTTTGATCGCATTTCCAATGGAGGCGTGGTCACGCATTTAACAAACGAAAGCAGCACCGCTTTGACGACCACCACTGCGTCTGGAGATACGGTGCTGCGCAGAACTAAGCAATACTTCCCGTACCAACCAGGAAAAAGCATGATGATCATGCAAAGTTTTGCTGGTACCACTCCCGTCTCTGGTCTCATTCAAGAAGTGGGTTTCTTTGATGATCAGAATGGAGTGATGCTTAGAGCAAGTGGCACTACGTTGCAAATGGTCATCAGAAGCTTCACGTCTGGCGCAGTCGTTGAAAACGTGGTTGATCAATCAGCGTGGAACATTAACACTCTTGATTCGCTCGACTTCTCTAAGGCTCAGATTTTCACCGCCGATCTCGAATGGCTTGGCGTAGGACGAGTGAGGACTGGATTTGTAATTAACGGCGAGATCATTTATTGCCATGAATTCAATCATTACAACACATTGACTAGCGCATATATGACAACGGCCATTTTGCCATTGTCCTATCGCGTTCATAACGCCTCTGCTCAAGCTTCGGGACGCACTATGAAGCAAATTTGTAGCAGCATTCTTAGCGAGGGAGGATATGAGCCAGATGGCGCCGTGTATTCAGTGAATCACGATTTAAACACTGTTCCAAACACATCTGGAGAGCGCATTACTGCTGGCATCCGCATGGCAAGTGGTCGCACTGGCAACGTCATTCTGCCTGTGAGGATTTCCACTGCTACTGCTTCTAGTGATGTGGTGCTGTGGCGTTTGCGTTTAAATCCAACGCTTAGTGGAGTGGTGTGGAGTGCTGCTGACAATCAAAGGGGCAATGTGGAAGTGACAACTAGTGGCACTGCTACCGGCGGCACAGTGGTCGATGCAGGCTTTGTAAGCCAAGGCAGTGCGAATAATTACGACATTGCCGTGGCCATTCGTCTTGCCTTAGGACAAAATGCCTCTGGCGAAAGCGACACTCTCATCTTGACCGTCGACAGTGCAGTCAGCGCTAAAGCACTTGGCATGATCGGCTGGGTGGAAATCACTTAAGCTATGGGGGCAATATGCCCCTTCCCATGGCCTTTCCTTTTGTTGCAGAGGGCGAATGGTACAAGCAGCAACTTGAGCAGCTCTCCGATATTTTTGCAGAGCTGCTAACGGACGATGATCCGGCTATAGCCTGCAAGGCTCTTAGTGAAACCATTGCTTCGTGGGAGGACTACCACGAGAAGGAGCATGCCAAATGGAAGCGCCTCAGGACGCTTCTTGGCTTGGGAGCTGGTATGTAATCCTTAGCTCTCCGCCTAGCGCCTTCACAGCCTCACTGGCATTTGCTGGTGGGGCTGTTTCAATGAGCACTGACGGGACAATGGCATTAGGAAGAGGCGTGACGATGGCATCAGGGAAAAGCTTGTGGGCTTGTTCGGCCAGAGCGTTTGCTTTTGCTTCCTTTTCCTCTTGCTCCCATTGCCTGACCAACGTCTTTGCTTGCTGGTCTACTTTCTGCATCACATCCTTGGTTTTCCACTCTGCCCAGTCAGGCCTGCAATGAGCCATGAGCATTTTGAACCATGGCTTAAAAGCAAGGGAAGGCCGTTTCACAACGGCCCATAAACCTAGTTCGTAGCAGAGTGCATTAAACCAAGACTGCCAGTTCATTTGCTATTTGCGAATGGCGAATGATTAACCTTCCTGAAAAATTGAAATATACACTGTGCCTGTTTTCGTCAGAGGCAGAATTTTATCGCGAAGATCAATGTTAAACGCACGGCAACAACCATGAGTTGGCACTAGAGGTTGCTTGGGAGCCCATGCACCAGGCCAACCATTTGCGCTTCCGCCACCATGCAGGGCAATTCCTGCTCTGCCATACCGCGCCTCTTGATTTTCTAGCTCAATCATATCAAACGTGTACCAACCATACGCCATTAGCGTACGGTCATAAGCAGGCTTGTCTCCAACCCTCTCATAGTCCTTGTAGATTTCTCCAATTTTGTAGATTCCAGGAGGGCAATCAGAATTTGTGATTTTCCATTCAAAATCACTGTATTGCCCACGAGCAAGACAAGGGATTTCCCATAAGAGTTTTCCTTCAAAAGAAAAAGCTTTCATGGTTTCCACGGCATCATTCACGACCAAATGCGAATCGCCTTTCTTGAAGCCAAAATCTTGCGGACGTTTCTTGGGGCCGATCATAGTAAAAGCGGTGCTCTCAGGAGCGTATTCCTTCATGAGCTTAGACAATTTTGCAGGATAATCGGGATCAGTGGCATAGCTCTGTTCTTTCAGCATTCGCGCCGCTGCATAGCGATTAGGGGCATTGTTGATGCCCTTGAATTGTCGATAGTCTTTATACCACCGTGTGACCAAGTATTCAATGCAAGCAGCAAGGCTGGGGAAGTCAATAAACCCCGCCTTGATCGTCACCCATTGACCATCGTAAAATTCTTGCGTGCTAGTAGTAGTGCCGCTCCCTTTAATTCCTAAAAAATTATTTTTGCCAGACGTGTGCTTGCCGAAGCCACTTTCTAGGCAGCACTGTGCTGCTACCAGCTCTGGATAGCGAGCGCCGTATTTACGGGCTGCCTGGAAGCATTCGTCCCAGAAAGCCCGATTTGAAGGCCACATGGCTTCAGCCCTTCACGCGGAAGACTGCTTTGAGGCCAGTCAGCAGAAGCTGAATGACGTTGTTTTCCTTGTAGGGAGTGCGTTCGATGATTTGGTCAACAGCAGCAACAATGATGCCACCAATCACGAACCATTCAATGCC